CCGCAATGACGGTCTCCTGCTCAGCAAAATCGCCCACACAACGGAAAATCAGGTTTGACCCAGAGCTCGTAATCTCCATCTTCTCACCTAGCACATTCATGTCGCGACAGATCTTCTGGAAATCCGCGCTATGCATGTGAATAATACTGGTGAAGTTCAGGCTGGGAATATTGATATCTTCCACATCAGTGTCAAAGAGCTTCAGGAAAAAGTTGGTCACCTGAGACTTCTCCGTATTCTCCATGCGAATACCGAGCTTATTGGGGTTATTAGCTGGCAGATAGAGAGTCATGCTATCATTATTACCCATGGTCTTGATGAGCTTGAAGAGGTAGATCATGTTGACACCGAGCACATGCTTGACGGGGCAGTAGAAGTTCTCAAAACGATCTGCATGAAGTCTGAGGTAGACCAGGACCGTATGAGTCTCGTCTACTGCAACAATCTTCATACCCTGGGAGTCGAATTCGAGATTTGCCTCAGTTAGAATTTCCTTGAGTGCCTCAATCAGAGTGCGAAAGGCACCGGACTGGACAGTTTTAACTTCAAAAAGGTTTCCGTTGGCATTCGGAGTTGCCTTTTGTTGTATGGATGTCATCTCTTCTTATTGTCGGACGCTTTCCGGCTTTAGGCGAAATAACGCAAAAACAGTTCCCTCGAACACCTTATAATATTTAATAGTATGACAAATATAAAGAAGAAATGCGCGCTTTTTTCTTTATATTAGTAGAATGGCGTATCGTAATCTAATGGCAATGGGTCCAGCAACACCAGAAGAGATAGAGGCACTTTTTGTAAAAAATACAATTATTCAGTTTATTAAGGATTATGTTAAAGAAACCGAAGAACAACAGTTAGAAAAATTTGATGAGCAGCCCTTACCTTGGCAAAAGGCTGAATTAGCTGGCGAGCATTCATATCAACCTATTAATTATGGATATAAACACAGTAGCCCGTTACAGGCAGCGAGTAGCGGATTACTTAGACTTACAGGATTAAGGACAAATAATAATGCAAGGAAGGATACAAAATTTATTGATGCAAGAAGAAAGTATGTGGAAGCCGATAAGATAAAAAAACTTGAATTTGATCCAGTATTTCAACAATATCTTAACTATAAAGAAGGAACTCCAGGCATACCAGAAGGTGGAAGAGTGCGCTTTTTAACTTATCTTGGTCGATTACCAGAAACTATGGCTGGAAATAATGCAATGAAGATCTTAAGTGATTCTGATAAGTATACATCTGATGAAACACTTACTTTTGAAGATTCTATTCTTGGTATTTTTACGTCTGCAGAAGTATTAAGAAGTCACCAGAATTTTCTTAGAGGCGCCAGAGAGGTTTCGGGTGGTAGACGCAGAAACAAGGTAACAAGAAAGGTGCGCAGAAACAAGAGAAAGACGCGCAGAAATTAAGCTAATATTAAATGAAATGGCCGGGTTATGAATTAAGTCAGTGATCTAAGATGATTGACTTAATTCAACTTCTATACTATATTTAATTCTTTCTTGTTCTATTTTTACTGGAACTCTTGTAATTACGCAGCATACGATAGCCCGATACTGCAGCGGGGACCGCTAGAGTAGGAGCACTCCGCATAAATGATCCAAGCACTGATACTGGGGGGAAGAATCCACCTCTTCTTGTGGCGCGCTTCAAACAACGCCTCGTGTGCTTGTGCTTTCTTGTGCAACGTATCTTTCTAGAACGCGAACCGCCAGTGGCATTCATGGAAGGTCTGGCGAGACCGGGCTGAGAATGAAGAGCATGGGGTCCAGCACTAGAGGATGGTTCACGGTAGGTGGGATTTAAATAAGATAAAGGGGCCATTGCGGCACCACCAACTTGTTTGGCACCACCATATTGTTTGACCCCACAAGACATATCTAATACAGGCCTATTTTTATTTTCCTAGTTTTATTTCTTGAACTTCTTAATTTCCGCGTCAAAGTTTTAATTTGCGTAACATCCACGCCATTTTTCTTTCCATTGGCTCGAACACGAATAAAATAGAAATTCACATGTTCGTATTTAATCCGATGCTTACGCATGGTGGCAATTAAGTAGGCCTCAGATGCCAGAGGGTGTTTCTTAGAATATGTAAGTGCATCATTAAAACGATTTCCATATAGGGCCATTTGTTCAGGACGACCAAGGGCAAATCTGTCGTTCATGTCTTCAACTAAGCCAAAATTTGGAATACAGATTTTTTTAGAAGTAAAGGAGAACCAGGATATATCTAGAGGAACCTGATAAAGAAGATCTGGCCTGCAATATATAATATGGGAATATCTGGTTTTAGCATTTGCTTCAAGCCACATCTTAGTTAATTGTTTCAGAGACCATAAATATAAGATATGATTATCAAGTGTTGAGAAATCTCCTTTTACCGCTCGCTTTTCATTCCCCCAGGGATTTCCATGCGTCCTATATTTTTCCAAATCTATTTGTTTTGAGACTGCCTCCTTACTTTCTACCATATGATATGTTGGTTCGAGTAACTTATATTCATCCGCATCTAAGATTAAATCCCTTTCTCCAGCTCTAGGATTTGAAAATGGTGTCTTCATTTTATATGTATGCAAGAAGGTATCATATCGAATTCCATGATTTTTTAGAGGATCAAAGATACATTCCTGAATTGAATCCAGGGTAAGTTTAAGAGAACGAGTGAGGCCAAAAAAACAAATGGCTACCTTTACCTTTGGAATAAAATTGTGATAACAGGCCACTTCAGAAATATACTTGAATTTATCTTCATGGGCCTTGTAAATCTGTGAAATAAATCTGAAATCCCCTGCAGATTTATGCACTGCCCAGCGTATAGAACCAATAAGATTTCTTGGCACAATAAATTGTGAAGTATCTATTTTTGCATACTCAATTATACCACCCTTCATTATACGATCTTCCTGAATTCTATTTTGGTCCCAGGTGTAGACATATTGAGGATCTAAGGTGGGAAACAAGCTCCAGAATTTCTTATGAAAAATATTGTCATCATCCATAATATAGACGAACCCCTCCTTTATAAGATCAAGCGCCATGTTTATTTGTGGATGACCTGCATATCCTTCCTTATCACAGGATATTTCCTTTATTTTTTCTTCGGCACCAAACACTGGCTTGAATTTTCTGCCACGCGATGTATCATAGACAATATACCATTTGGTAACCAATGAAAAATCAATAGATTCATATATTTGTTTCAAATTCTGAGGCCTGGAACAAGCTGTTATTATAGATAACATCCTTCTTAATTTAAGAAAAGATATTATTTACAAGGTGGTCGGAAATGTCTAATTTTATCGTATTCCTTTAGGAGTATCCTTAATTCTAATACTCAAATGTATAAATATTGGTTAGTTTTTTTAACCTTGGAGCAATACATTTTCTAACAAGTGTAGAAGATTTTGCATTTTTCACATATGCATAGAGTTCATCTTTTGGAATTTTAGATAGAGACTCCTTATACCATGGCAAATGTTTTACTGAGAAATCTCCAGCTATGCGAATTGCTGGCTTCGTAGAATCCATATAATGATGTTTAAGATCTAGCTTTTTCATTTGATATTTAGTATTGACTAGGCAAAATGTTGTATCTACCCAATCATGATATATTTTATAGTGATCATTCTTTATTAGACTTTTTGGTCTAGTCCAATTAAATCCATACTCAGGACAGTCAATTAAATCTTCTTTCTTTATTTTTTCAATTGTAGATCCTACCTTGTATACCTTGTATTTTTCTGAGAGTTCTAACAAAATCTCTGCAAAGTTTTTTGGCATATTTTTATTTAATTCTAAATCTGGATCAGTCAATATATATACTTTTGGTAAAGTATGTTTTAATGTTAAGTAAACTGTATTTCCATAGTTCTTTTTTAGTAGACGAATGGTTATCTTGTTTCCCAACTCTTTCTTAATTTCTTTATAATATTCAAATAATGGTTCATACGTGCTATGATTATCTAATAGTATAATTGGATGATTGAAGTGCTTTAATTGCTCGACCATATTTTTGATATAAGTTAAATCATTCCAGCATATAACCACTATCGGCATTTTTTGCATATTTAAACTATTAGATAGCTTCCTTGTTTTTCTTTGTATCTTTTTTTTCTTTCTTGTATTCATCTATATTACTCTTATAATTAAAGCCAGGGCTGAAAATTGACCCAATGGTCCCCCCTTGCCTTTGACATACATACGCAGATGGCTGATCAGTATAAGAAGCATACCCACCGTGAGCACATTCTGGAGCTGCCTGACACCTACGTAGGCAGCACTGAGACTCATGAGGAGGTCCGCTGGGTCTATGATGCTACTTCAAGCAAGATGGCTCACCGTAAGGTCGCTTTCAATCCTGGATTCTACAAGATTTTCGATGAGATCATTGTAAATGCACGTGATGCACTTGTTCGTTCTCAGGGTCAAGGTACAAGCGCAGCTACTAAGCAACCCATCAAGCACATTGAGGTCAGCGTAGCAAGGGATACAACCAACGGCGTTACCGTCACCGTGGAGAATGACGGCGACGGTATTCCCATTGAGCTCCACAAGGAGCACAAGGTCTACGCCCCTGAGCTCATCTTTGGTCATCTTCTCACCAGTGGCAACTATGACAAGAACGAGGAGAAGATTGTCGGTGGCAAGAACGGATACGGTGCCAAGCTCACCAATATCTTCAGCAACAAGTTCACCTTGAGCACTCGCCACCCTGCTTCCGCACAGCGCTACACTCAGGTCTGGACCGACCACATGGCCAGTGCATCCAAGCCCAGCATTGTGGCCGACAAGGCCGCCAAGGGATTCGTCAAGATTACCTATGAGCCTGATCTGAGCCGTTTCCCTGGGCTCGACCTGGATGCCATGATCCAGGTTCTCCACACGCGTGCAATTGAGCTGGCCGCCATGGCCGGCAAGGAGGTCAAGGTCTCCTGGAATGGCACCGTGGTCCCCACGAATACCTTTGAGAAGTTCATTCATCTCTTTATTCGTGACGGCACCACACACGCTTATGAGCGTTGCGGTGAGCGTTGGGAGGTCGGTGCCGTTCTAGCCAGAAATCTCTTCGCCGAGGATGATTCTCCTGATGATCGTCACATTTCGTTTGTCAACGGCATTAACACGCGCAAGGGTGGTAAGCACGTTGAGTCTGTGCTCAAGACAGTGCTCGGCAACTTTACTGAGCTGGCAAAGAAGAAGAAGATTGATATCAAGCCCGCGCAGCTGAAGGATTCAGTGGTCTTCTTCATCAATGCGACCATTGTAAATCCCGCCTTTGACTCCCAGACCAAGGAGACTCTGACTACCCCTGCTGGCAAGTTCGGGTCGGTCTTCAAGTCCGATAAGATGGCTGATCTACTGGTAAAGATTGGTCTGCTCGAGGAGGCCCAGTCAATTCTGGATGCCAAGGCGGCCAAGGATGCCAAGAAGACTGATGGCTCCAAGCGCAAGACACTGCGCGGTCTCCCCAAGCTGGAGGATGCACTGTGGGCCGGCACGGCCAAGTCGCCTGATACTACTCTTATCTTGACTGAGGGAGATTCAGCTGCCGCCAGCGCCATTGCAGGTCTCGCAGTGGTCGGTCGCGAGAAGTGGGGTGTCTTCCCTCTCCGTGGTAAGATGCTGAATGTGAAGGACATTAGCCAGGAGAAGTTCAATAAGAATGAGGAGCTAACTGCAATCAAGAAGATTCTGGGTCTGGAGCAGGGCAAGGTCTACCAGGATGCCAAGTCGCTTCGTTATGGTCGCGTAATGATTATGACTGATCAGGATCATGATGGCTCGCATATCAAGGGCCTCCTAATGAACTTCTTTCACACCTTCTGGCCTTCTCTGCTGCAGAAGGGCTTCCTGTGTTGCTTGGCAACTCCTCTGCTCAAGCTCACTCGTCGTGGCGTGGTGCAGTCGTTTTACTCCCAGGGGGAGTTTGATGTATGGAGGGAGGCCAATGGCGGTGAGGCAGCTGTAAGAGGCGCAACAATGAAGTATTATAAGGGTCTGGGCACATCCACTGCTCAGGAGGCCCGTGAGTGGTTCAAGAATCTCTTTGACATGAAATATGAGTGGGATGATCTCTCTGATGATGCAATCTGCCTTGCCTTTTCAAAGAAGCGTGCCGATGACAGGAAGGAGTGGCTGAAGACCTTTGATGCCCGTCGCACTCTCGCCGTCGTCAAGGGCGGGAAGGTCCCTTACAATCGCTTCATCCACGACGAGCTCATTCACTTCTCTAACGCTGATAATCTGCGCTCTCTGCCGCATGTGATGGATGGTCTGAAGCCATCCCAGCGCAAGATTCTCTGGGCTTCTCTCAAGCGTGGCCTTCGCTCAGAGATTAAGGTTGCCCAGCTGGCGGGTTACGTCTCAGAGCATGCGGCCTACCATCACGGTGAGGCATCTCTGAATTCCACTATCGTAGGAATGGCCCAGAACTTTGTTGGGTCTAACAATGTGAATCTTCTGGTGCCCATTGGCCAGTTTGGTTCTAGGCTGATGGGCGGTCAGGATGCAGCTCAGCCCCGATATATCCATACTCAGCTGGAGCCTGTGGTGGATTCGATGTTCAGAAAGGAGGATTCAGGTGTTCTGAAGTATCTAGACGATGACGGTGCGCTAGTTGAGCCAGAGTTCTATCAGCCAGTTGTGCCTCTGCTCGTTATCAATGGTGCTCTGGGGATTGGCACGGGATTCTCCACCAATATCCCCCCTCACAATCCCAGTGATGTTCTGTCGCTGCTGCGTGATCGCCTGTTCATGCGGCGCCCCACGCTCGCTGGGCTTATCTTACAGCCATGGTGGTATGGCTTCACTGGCACTATCCACCGCACCGCCGACAGCACTTGGGTGACCAAGGGCAAGGCAACATGGGATGATGTGAAGCATACTATTACGGTCACGGAGCTCCCAGTGGGCACGTGGACCAAGGACTACAAGGTCTATCTGGATACCCTATGCACGGGTGACAAGGAGAAGGACGTGAAGCCAATTCTTGAGTCATTCGATGACCTATACAATGATACGGAGGTTAAGTTCGTGCTCTACTTTAACAATGACACCTACTTCGAGATGCGCACTGATGCCGCAGCGGCTGAGAAGATGCTGCAGCTGAACACCACGTGGCATACGACGAACATGGTCTGTTTCAGTCCTGAGATGAAGATCAAGCGTTATGGCACTGTGGGTGATATGATGGAGGATTACTACCAGGTTCGCCTTACCGGCTATGAGACCAGGAAGACCCAGGAGCTCGCTAGGCTCGACAGGGAGCTGGTGGAGTTTGATGCGAAGGCGCGGTTTCTGCAGGCTCTGCTTGATGACCGTATTGACCTGAGGCGTAAGTCCGATGAGGAGATTGTGGTGGCGATGAAGGCTCATAAGCTACCGGCATTGGATGCCATGGATAAGCCTGATGTGGCGGATTCCTATGATTACTTGCTGAAGATGCGGATGGATAGGGTGAAGGCTTCGGCGGTGGAGGAGGCGAGGAAGCATGTTGAGGCCGCTCGACTTGCACTTGAGCTTCTACGGGCAACGAGTGCAGAGAACCTGTGGCTCCGGGATCTTGATGGGTTTGAGAAGTCTTGGGTGGCGCTACAGGCGACACGCGAGGCTGCTTTGGGTGATGCTCCGCTAAAGAAGGAGGTGAAGAGGGTGGTTAAGCTGAAGTCATAAATATTACATGAGGGGGTTAAATGGCAGAGTCTTGGTTCCAGCGGAACTTAGGCTCACTGACCTGGCCAGGGGCACCGGCATATGGCTGATATCATTCAAGTAATACTGGTAATGATCTACGGCTGATAAAATATGGGGAACTGACCAGTTTAATACTTTTTCATTGAGATCCGCAACCTGACCGGCAATGTTATTTGGCAGATTCTGAGAATACTGGAGAAACATGGTTCTCATAATAATGGTAAGTTCATCTACGGATTGATTGTCTATTACATAGTGCTTCGGTGCCGATTTCTCATATACGGCCTTACGGATAGCATTTTGAATCGCAGCTGCATTCTCCTTGCTAAAAAATGCCTTAGATAAGGCATTTACTTCCCAATTTCCACGGAGTGCGTCACTGGCAAAGACTTTCTCGGTTTGGGTGCGGTAGGAAAATCCAGGAACTTCGGCATGGCCACCGGCCCCTGGGGGTGCTGCAAGATTCACGCGTCCATTCATCCCTCCTACCGGCGGCGGATTGCTATTGGGTAAAATAAAGGCAGACTGATCCATTCTGTTTGGAGGTAAGTTTCCCTACCGGCAAAAAAACGGGTTTATAAAAACTTTTTTCTAGGCCGGAAGTATAAGCAAATGGCTAATGCATCTGGATTCAGTGGCCAAAAGCAGACTAATGGTTATTTCGTCCCCCTAGCTGACTGCAGAGCCGCCATGCTGAACTACACTGAGGGCACTGGTGCTGGTGGTTCCTTTCTGCCTGGTTCTTTTACCAGTGCTGCCACCACCTTAGACTCCGTATACCTATCTTCCATCAGCTCTCTGGGTGCTGGTGGTCTGCTAAGGGATATGGGCAGGACCGTGGTCTCCTCTAACCGCACCTTCCGCAAGGTGCAGATTGTGGGCCCTAGCCCACTTGCCGGTGTCGATGGCGTAGTTGGCAGTGCCGCATCTAAGTATAACAGTGCCTACATTGAGCTGGCCACAGGCAACAGCTGGGTGACTGCCGCCACTCCCGCCAAGGTGGCCTACATGCCTGGCAACTTATAAGCCATATAGCAGAGTATGCATATACATTCTTAAATTTTAATCAAGAGATTAAGATTTAAGCGTTTTCTAATATATCGTTTTTGCTAGCTTTTTTCTAAAAAGCTTAAAAGCTTAAAGCTTAAAAAGCTAGCAAAAACTAAAAGGGTGGCCTACCGCGGTTACCTAAGCCCTCGATATAATCATCAAATCCAGGCCAGTTCTTTCTTAGATCTTCTCTAGTCTTCTCATTCAATGCTAGACGTATCTTGTGCTCTGCATCCTCCTTGATTTCAGCTTGTATATATTTAACACTCTCCTCAGGAAATAGGATCTGAGGATTGTCACCACTGTAGAAATTACAGAAATAGTCAATTGCAGAATAATAATGCTCCTGTTCTAGTTTCCCCTCTGGAATTACAAGGGTATCAATGATATGCTTCCAGGTATATTTTTTACTCTGACTCATTCTTATAGTAAAAAGGTATACTACTTTTTAGGCCAGTAATGCTTCTTCATGATCTTTTTTAAAAAAGCTAAGTAGTATGCTTTCATCAGGAGGTAGCAGTTTTAATGTAAATTGGATAATCATTTTACTTGCGATATTTCTAGTCTACGGATTCAACAATAAAACGGGATTCAGTATTTCTGCAATAAACTGGTATCTACTTATCTACGCCATACTGAGTGTAATCTTTGTAGTCTACGGAACAAATGCGGTATCCTCTACCGGCAATATACGCGGTGTTGTCTTTTGTATTGGAACATCATTGGTATTTCTCTATTATGGGCTACGCTGGTTTGGAACTCCAGAGGAAAAACTAAAGCATTGGCCACCAATAATTAATATGTGCCCTGATTTCTTAACATTCGTCCCTAATATCAAGTCAGGACAAACAACGGTGCCCGGTTGCGTTGATTTATTAGGCGTATCAGTTCCTACAAATGCGGCAAGCGGATTTCTAAAGGTATTCCCAACGTCAATCAGCACACTAGATGCATCAATGACTACAAAAGTATTTCAGTATACAGCTAATGACATAAAGGCTACCACCTCAGCAGATGATCTTCAAACTATTTGCGATGCCTGTCAACGCGCAGGATTAACATGGGAAGGCGTATGGGATGGTGATTCTTGTGTTGGAATTAGCAAGGCTGATGCTCAAAATGCAGCAGTGCAACAGTGCCTTATTTCAATATAAGGTGCGCTCATGAGTCTAAAGAGTTAAAAGTCTCTTTAAAGAGATGGACTATACAAGTCTTCATCCAAGTGTAGAAAATGCACTTAGACGATGGCTTAAAACACCGACAACTGCCGCCTTTCTTCTCGTTGGTCCTCCAGGCGTAGGAAAGACAACACTTGCTAGAGAAATTCTCAAACAGGAAACATACCGAATAGTCGAGCTGAATGCAAGCCATACTCGCTCTGGCCAGGCTTTCAAGAAACAAATCATTCCCCTGCTCGTTCAGAAATCGGTCTTAGAATCCATGTCTCCCGAGAGTAATAAACACAAGCTTGCAGTCCTCTTAGATGAGATTGATGGTCTAAGCCTCGGCGAGAAAGGTGGTCTCAGTGAGCTCCTGGATTACATGCGTGCCTGGAAGCCAGGAAATACAACACATCCCCTACTTCTCATTTGCAACGAGATTAAGGGTCGCGTCTATCAACATATTGTCCGTCTGAGCACTTATATTCAGATGGAATTTCCTGTGCAAACTGTTCAAAGCTGGCTAGGAAAGAATCTAAGGTCCGAGGTCCTAGCTACCGCTGACTTACGAGTAATCTTAAGATCACTTCAGGGATGTGATTCGAATTCCATTTTCAATTCAAGAGGTCAAGATGAAAAGGAGGCTCCTGAACTTATTGCCGATGAGGCAACCGAGGAGGAGCCTAGCACGGAAATCTTGAGATTCAGTCACTCGTGTCTCTATGAAAACTGGGACCCACTTATTATTCCAGAAGTTGAGAATAATCTGGGGAATCTCTCAGGTCTCTGTGTTCATGAGAATATTCATAAGAGACTGGATTCTGCGCAAAACCCCTGGACACATTATAAGGAGTTCCTCGCACTCTTTGATCTGAGTGACAAGGCAGATTACTGGGCCTTCTTCTATCAGAACTGGAATCTGCTGAGGCCGAGTTTCCAGCTGAAACTCAAGATTACAAATGCTTTCTTATCTGAATATCCTATCACCCAGACAGTTACACCTGCCCAGCTGCAATTTACTCAGGTTCTAACAAGACAATCATCTATGTACAATACTTGGAAACAGATGGTTCAATTCTCAGATGAGCATGATTGTGCAATTGAAGATATTCAGATAAAGCTAAATCAAGTGATTCAGGCAAAGACTGCCAAGTTACCGGCGGCCCAGGCTAAAAAAATAGAATCTATAAGTATTCCTAAACAACTTTGTATTTACAAGGATTAGGCAGTATGTTCTCGCCCTTCTCCCTCATGAAGTAAACGCACTAAATTCAGTTGTTCATTGCGCCCCAGGCGTATTGCACGACCGATAATCTGCCGCTCCTCCTCTGTCTTCATTAGATGCATTAGCACCACATGAGTTGCTGACTTCAAATCCATCCCAACCCCTGCCTGCATGCTATTCATCAGAAGAACCTGTATCTCCCCCTTCTCGAACTGTTTTAATGTGCTAGAAATATGATCCTTATTGCCTTTTACCGTCGCAACCTTGATACCCCTTTCTAGGAGCTGTCCTTCAATCTCTAAAAAGGGATTATCATAGCGATTGAAGACAAGGAATTTCCCTGTGCGATTTTCTGTGATGAGCTTGAGTAAGGCGTCCTTCTTCTTTGGCTTGCGTTCTGGAACTTGTTCAATTATTGTATTTTCCTTAGCACCTTCCACACCATCGGCCTCTAATTGTCTGAGACGCTTGAAATCAAGAGGTGATCTGCATAGAGGACACGAGGGATTTCTCTGAATACAATTGATAATACAGGCCCCACAGAAGAGGCGCTCACAGCAGAGAACAAACGTGGGAACCTTTGGCTCTTCAAAACAAATTGCGCAAATCTCATCCTTCACATGTAAGATTCGCTGCTTCAGAGAAGCAATCTGCTCCTTAATTGAAGAGATCTTTGTCTTCAGAGTTGCAATGGCCTGCTCCTTTGCCTGGGGCGTTGAATACTCAATAGATTCCTTGAATACGAGGGTTTTCTCAAGACGATCGAGCTCCTTTTCACGTGTCTCGCAGAGAGCACTAATGAGAGAAGACTGACTTGTATTATTTACACCAAGTTTCTCTAGAGCCGTCTGAATATCGCCCGCATGTAAGAGTTCCTGGATTTCCGAATTTACATATTGTGCTATGATACGATGAGAAACAGGTGTCTCACAAATAATGCGCTGCTCTAAAATAGGAGGAGACTTCCAACTCTGCTCCATAAAGTGTCTATTTGTCCGCAAGACTAGGTGCCCACGCGATGGATGCTTAGATAAGAATTCGGAGAAGAAGCTTGCACTCTTAATATCATAACGTGAATAGAAATTGGAACCATTCGTCACTTGATCTTGGTGCAGGAGTTCAACTAAATCAGGATGTAGGCCAGCTGCTGCCCTCTGAGCCAGGAATGTATTCGACATATACATATAATGACCTTGAAAGAGAACATTTGGCCATGTTGCTGTTATAAGCCAATAGAAATTTGCACGTGGTTTGGGAACAGTGGAAGTGAAATGAATACTGTCGACCTCGTCATAAATTATAGTATTCCACTGAAGTTCATGACGATTCTCAGATGCCATAAAGGTCTTTATAATTGTATTAGACATCAGTGTTATATCACGGGTCTTAATAAGATTATTAAAATCTTCCTTCTCTAGAGCCTTAGTAGTCTTTACTTCAAAGAAAGATAGGGTGGTTTGCTGTTGTATGGCAAATTTCCATTGGTGAAAGAGAGTATGAGGAACTACAATAAGAACATTACCAGAGCATTCAAGGCTATGCACAGGCCTCTGACTCCAGAAGGTTGTCTGAGACTTATTGTGAATTGTGTTAAATACGGAAGTTATAGGATTACGTTTCTTATGGGCAATGAAGCCGAGAGTTGTTAAGGTTTTTCCTGAGCCGACCTTGTCTCCTAGGACTGCCGTCTGACTATAATGGGTTTCATTGTTTACAGTGAATCCCTCAATACATGTGCGCTCCTTCTGATGCATCGCATGAATCATGGCGAGCTGATGGGGTCTCAAGGGGACCTTGATTTCATTGGGTTGGACGGCATATCCTGACGTATCAGTTACGGCGTGAATCAATGGCTGCTCATAAACTTCTAAAATTTTATTTAGAGAGTCATCTCGGGCTGACATGGGAGTGATCTAGTCTAACCAGAGAATAATTGTTTAGACTATACTACGCTTTTTTTAAAAAGCGTGCAAAAATCTTTTTATTTTACGCTTTTTATTAGCGAAGCTTTTAAAGCGAACCGAGATCATTGTAATTAACCTTCCTTGAACCTCAAAGCCCATAAAAGAACTCATGTAGTTCAGGGTCCTTAATGAAATCAACCATGAGTAAGGGAGTTTTAACTAATAATTTATTCTCAACATATCTCAGTTCAGTCTTATCAAAGGTATTATCTGAGTGACTCATAACTAGCATAACTGTCTTTGGATTTAATTGCACAAGGGGATTCTTATAGTTTTCTAGGAAAGACTTCTCCTCTGCAAAGGCTACTGTCTCATCATATCGATGCTTAGCTGCATACGCCTTAGTCCACGCCATAGTTCCATTCGTCGCATGGCCTTGAAAATAAGGACCTGCCTTCCAGATCTCCTTAGTATCAGTGAAAAAC